TTTCCCACTGGTGCATAATCCTTATAAGCTAATGTTTTACGATCTAAAAATATGACTTTCATATCAAATACCTACATAGCCTTCAAAAAGTGTGACTCTACAAACCGTTGTTGAACTAACACCAGGCTTAAATTCAATCTCATACTCTCCATGACTCACAAACAAGAAGTTATCCGCCTCAAAATCCTGCAAGCCATAGACATCATAAGTTGATCCATTTTCAATCATCTTAATTACTTGTTCACTGGGATTTGATATGACAGTTAATGTAGCATCCTCTGATTCAACATATAGTTTTAGTCTTTGCATGATATTACCG